GCTTCTCCACTAGAAGTTCGTATGCACAGAATCAAAGAATCAATTAATAAAGTCAGGTCAGCAACTGTCGGTATCCAACTCCCAAAGGATAGACTATCGTGGAAAGGTGGTGGAATCAGAAATATATCTGAGGAGACTCTAGCTAAATGGGATGCGTTCACATGGAACGTTCCTAAGTTTGAGAATCGCATCATCTTTCCGATACGAGATATCACAGGTAAGACGGTGGCTTTGATAGGTAGAAGTCTGGATGACTTCAGTAATCAAAAGTATTATATCTACCCACAAGGTGTAGAGATGCCTTTTTGTCCAGCAAAAGTAAAACCTATACAAAACAGAGTTATATTGGTAGAGGGCATCTTTGATGCTCTTAACCTTTGGGACAAAGGTCTCAAGAATACAGTGTGCTGTTTCGGTACACAACAAGTCAACTGGGTCAAACTAAGTCTACTGAAACTCCAAGGTATCACAGGAGTTGACATTATGTTTGACGGAGACGATGCAGGAATACAAGCGGCTGAGAAAGCCAAAGACCTTGCTGACAAGTTAGAAATGTCTGCAAGAGTTGTAAAACTAAGAGATAACATAGACCCTGGTAATCTAACAAAGCCAGAAATAGAAAGATTAAAGGAAAAGTTATATGGCTAAACAGAAACCAGCAGGTGTTATAAAACATGAGGCAGTGAAATGGCATCTAGAAAATACCATAGTTGTTCATCCTATAACAGGATGTTGGCTTCCTCCTAAAACAAATAAAGCACCTAGATGGAAACTTACTATAACTGAAGATGGCAAACGAAGTTGGCCATATGCATATCGTTATTTCAAGCAACATCAGTATAGTGATGATTGTTTTAAATGGGAAAAAGGTATGCAAGCAAGCCATACTTGCGAAGATATATGTTTAGAGCATGGAATAGACCACGGCAGGTGTTGTAATCCTGACCATATTATAGCAGAAAGTAGAAGGGACAATCAACTAAGAACAGTTCATCGTGCAAATTATTCAAACAGAAGAGAGCCTAGTAAAAGAGTGCCTACAGGTTTATCAAATAAAGAAAAACTAGATTGGTATATAGAAAATATGGCTACTCCGAATGAAAATGGATGCATAATTTGGAATGATAAACCGAATAAAGGTTCACATTATCCTACAAGAAAATTTGATATAGAAGGTAAGAAAGTAAAAAGATTTATACATAGAGTAATATGTTCATTTAAGTATGATATACCGTATAGTAAATTACCTTCTGTCAGGCATACTTGTAATGAAAAACTATGTGTAAATACAGAACACTTAGTATGTGACTTTGACGGTAATTCTGCTAGACAAAATTCAATAGATAGTAGAGCAACTCATAAAAATACTAAATTAAATGAACAATTAGTAGTAGAAATATGTGAAGATTTACAAGACAAGTCTCCTTTTACCTCTAGAGCGCAGAAAATAGAGTGGGCTAATGGATGGCAGGAAGTGTTAAAACAAAAAGGAATAGAAGTGAGTACAGAAGGTACATTATATAAAATAGCAAGAAAAACTAATTGGAAAGATATTAGCGAACAATATACATGGGAGTGGTAATGAGTAAAGTAGCATTAATAGAAACAACAATGTCCAGTACAAACTGGGATAAGTACTTTGATTTCGAGTATGATAGATATGCTCTATGTAGTGATAGTTCTAAAAAGAAAATTTTGAAAAGAGATGTTGATATCGAAATCGATATCGATGCGTACGAATGGCTCATTGTTGTAGGTTCCGAGCCTTTCAAAATGTATACTAGAAAGACATCCATAACTGAGTACAATGGAAAAGTTTGCGATGATAAATTTTTAGCAATAATTAATCCCGCGATGATAAAGTTCAGACCAGAAGCAAAGAAGTCGTTCGAGGAAGCAGTCGAGAGTATAACGGGATATGTGAGTGGAGAACTCAAACAAATGACCATAGGCAAAGATAAGTGCTATGGTATACAAGACACAGAACAACTAAATGCGTGGCTGCAAGATGCGTTAGACCACGAAGGCGACTTCATAGCGCTTGACTCAGAGACTTCAGCATTGTACTGCCGTGATGGCTACATGCTAGGTTTCTCGATGTCCTATGAAAATGAGCATGGTATCTATGCCGATTGTGAGTGCATGGATGAAGAATCCGAAAGACTCATGCAAGAGATATTCAATAAGAAACGAGTAGTATTTCACAATGCTAAGTTTGACTTACAATGGTTTGAGTATCATTTCAACTTTGAGTTTCCTCATTTCGAGGATACTATGCTTATGCATTATATGTTTGACGAGAGACCAGGAACACACGGTCTTAAGACACTAGCAATCAAGCATACTCCATATGGAGACTACGAGGCAGAACTTTCCAACTGGATAGCTGACTTCAAGAAAAGAACAGGTATACTCAAAGATTCTTTTGATTATAGTATGGTTCCATTTGAAGTCATGCAGAACTACGCGGCAATGGATGCTATCGTAACGTTTATGTTATTTGAGAAGTTTGAGAAAGCTCTCAAAACAAATGATAAACTCTATGGAGTATATAGAAGAATCCTAATAGAAGGATGTAGATTTCTAAAATGTATCGAGAACAATGGCGTTCCCTTCGACAAAGTTCGTCTAGAATTTGGTCAGAAGCGTATGGGCGAAGATATTGATGCAGCAGTAAAAGCTCTATATGAGTTTCCTGAAGTCAAACAGTTTATCGCAGATAAAGGGGCATTTAACCCTAACTCAACTCTGCAACTAAGAGCTTTACTCTTTGACTATATCGGACTGAAGTCTGACAAGAAAACCGCAACGGGTGCACTCAGTACAGATGCTGAAGTACTTGGTAATCTTGCAGAAGAACATGATGTGCCTAAACACATTCTAGAAGTTCGTCAAAAGGTTAAAATCAAGACTACATATCTTGATAAAATTATTCCTAACCTAGACATGGATGGAAGACTTAGAACAAACTTCAATCTACATGGCACAACCAGTGGTAGATTGAGTAGTAGTGGTAAACTTAATATGCAACAGCTCCCTAGAGATAATCCCACAGTAAAAGGCTGTATCAAAGCCAAAGCAGGACACAAGATTGTGGCAATGGACTTGACAACAGCAGAAGTATACTGTGCGGCTGTACTAGCAGATGATAAAGGTTTGATGGAAGTATTTAGAAGCGGTGGTAACTTTCATAGTACGATTGCGAAACAAGTATTCAGATTACCTTGCGATGTTGATGATGTCGCAGAAATGTACGGTGCACAAAGACAACAAGCTAAAGCTGTTACCTTTGGTATCATGTATGGAGCTGGGCCGAAGAAGATAAGTGAACAAGTAACAAAGGATAGTGGAGAATACTTCAGTATGCAAGATGCAGCGAATACTATTAAAGATTATTTCGAAGCGTTCCCTAAACTTCGTGATTGGCTAGACTATCAGAAGAAGTTCATTCAAGCAAATGGATTTGTTTACAGTAGATTTGGCAGAAAGAGAAGATTACCTGATGTCCATTCACAAGACAAAGGAATCGCTTCTCATGAAGTACGTAGTGGAATCAACTTCTTAGTACAATCTGTAGCATCTGATATCAACCTTATGGGCGGTATCGATATGCAGAAGTATATAGAAAAGACAGGAATGAAGTCTAAGATATTCGCACTTGTTCACGACTCGGTTTTAGCAGAAGTGCCTGAAGATGAAATAGAACACTACTCACAAAAATTACAAGAGTTTATACAAAAAGATAGAGGACTATCAATCCCTGGTGCTCCAGTTGGATGTGACTTTGATGTTGCTGATGATTATTCATTAGGTAAATTTGAAAAGTTATATGCAAATTAATTTTGAACCAGACTGGGATTATATGCTAGAGAAGGCTGCTACTTTTTATAGTAGAGAGCCTTATATAGATTACAATACAGGATATACTTTTAAAACTTATTATGATAAAAATATAGAAATATTTTTAGGTACAGGAGATTCAATCATAACTCAGTATAGAAAACAAGCTCACAGCTTCGCCCTCCCACAACATAGAATGGGAATAGGTAACCTAGTAGCTACTAGATTTGAGTGGAGATGGGAGTATCAAGGACCTAAATATTTTCCATCAAAAGCTAATGTTTGTATAGAATGGAACTTAACTAAAAGGGAAAGTTATATAGTAGATTTATCAAAATATAACCGTTTACAAACAATACAACCCGAAGAAGTATGGTTTTGTGTTTATGGAACAGAAACTTATAATAATGTTATAGATTTTTGGAGTAAAACATGGAACACTAGAAGGACTAGAAATGATTAGATATCCAGTATACGTAATTCACAACGAGCCAGAGGAGCTGGATAATATGCTGTGGCTTGATGACCAAGTCATTGACGATAGAAACATGCTAGGAGAATCGCTAGGGTTGAGAAGATTACAAACTCCAATGAAGAGTTTATATCCACTTAAGTATCAATGTGACGACGAAGTAGCGATGCTTAAGCACAGGGGAAAACATTTTGTTGATTCTAATGGATTATACTTTTACAATGAAAAGCTAGAAACAGCTCCATTGAAGTATCATAAAATTAGAATTGTAAAGAAAAAAGATGTGGCAACAGTATTATGGCTAAAGGATTGTCCCTTTCCTTTTACTGTGGCAAGACCACCAAAGGCAGAAGAAACATGGGCAGGTATACTTTATAAAAAAGGTATACCTTATGCTTTATGGGAGTATGCAACTGAAAGGAAAAAAGATACATGGCGCAAGATTTAGATAAACTAAAAAGAAAACTAGAAAAGAAAGTATGTCTAGTACAGTTTGAATGTTTGAAAACAGGAGAAACAAAGACAAGAGAAATGACTACTAATCCCGAGTGGACTAGAGGTATGGACATGAGAGCAATCAATGAAGATACTAGTAAAGTAGATAACAAAATTATTATGTTTGATGTAGAGTTTATGAAATGGCATGATATAAAAGAAAACACAATATTACACTGGAAAGAGTTATAATGTGTGGATTTGTTGTAAGCACTAGAGGTGATGACATAGATGGCATGATAGATGCACAAAGATTCCGAGGGCCTGATGCGCGTGGAGAAACTATTAGATATTTTAATACTCTAACTTGGTCTCATGTGCTACTAGATATTTCAGGAGAAAAAGAAGTTCAACCTTATATAACTAAGAAAGGTAATATAATGGTATTTAATGGAGAAATGTATGATTCCAATATACCAAATGACACCAAATTTTTAGCAGATGGATATGAGAAATATGGCTTCAAATTTATAGAGTTCACAAATTGGCATGGCTCTTTTTGTTATATGGATTATAGAACAGGAATATGTGATATTGTAAGAGACCATTTTGGAGCAAAACCTTTGTGGTTTAGACGAGAGAAGAATAATGGAATTAGTATTACAACAAGTCTAGCTAGTTTTAAAGATGTTACAGCTGAGCCTTTAACAGATGGATTTCTTAAAAATGCTATATGGACAGGTGCTAACAGTCCTTTCAAAGGAGTTAGGAAAGTAGAGCCTGGACAACTATATCATTATAATATAATGACAGGTGTTGTAAAAAGAGGATTAAACTTATGGGGCGGTTACAAAGTAGAGAATAATCCTTTTAATAAAGAACAGTTTCAACATATGCTAGTAACAGGTATAAGGAAAGTTGCAAAGAATAAACAAAAGACTGCCATATTTTTAAGCGGAGGACTAGACAGCACAGCCGCACTAGGAGTAGTAAAAGACATGGGATTAGATTTAACTGCCTATATCTGTGCTTATTCTGATGAAGCTGGACAGTTCTATAGACAAGATATATTTGCTGACGAATCAAAACTAGCAATCAAGACTTGCGAAGAATGGGGAGTTCCTTACAAAGTAGTAACTTTATCTAAGTCTCAAAGAGATGAATATGGTAAGGCTTGGATGGAGCGTAATAACTACATATGGAATGACAATAATAGACGAGCACCTAGATACGCACTAGCTAAAGCTGCTTCTGAGGATGGGTGCAAAGTTGTACTTACAGGAGACAGTGCAGACGAGTTTTTTAGCGGATATCAACACCATGCTAAAAGATATACAAAAGGCTACAACCAGACTTGGATAGAGCAGTTTCCAAAGAACCAACCTTGGGTACAGAGTAGTATATTTGAAAAAGATAAACAAGGATTTAACTCTACACTCTTTATGGATTTAATGGTAACAAGTGAAAATAATGTGTTAGCTGCTGACCAAACATGCGGATTATTTGGTATGGAATCTAGACCTGTATATCTTACGCAAGAATTTGCTAGATATATTTATCAACAAGATGGTAGAGTAAAAATGAAGTTACACAAAGATTACGCTTCAGGAACATATAAATATTTATTGAGAGAAGGTATGAAAGATTATCTACCAAAACATATACAAGAAAGAAAGAAAAAATGTGGATGGTCTAGTCCTTGGGATAATAACTCTCCAATGATGAAGAAACAAAATAAAAAAATATGGGAAGAATGGACAAACAGATAGGATTTACTTGTGGAGCATTTGATTTGCTTCATGCAGGACATATAGTAATGCTGAAAGAAGCAAAGGATAATTGCGACTATTTAATAGTAGGATTACAAACAGACCCCAGCATAGACAGGCAAGAGAAGAAACAACCAGTGCAGTCCATATTTGAAAGATATGTACAACTACGAGCAGTTAAGTATATAGACGAGATTATTCCTTATGATACAGAACAAAGTCTATTAGATTTACTAGAAGCAACTCCAATACATCTTAGATTTGTCGGGGAAGATTGGACAGATAGACATTTTACAGGAAAAGGATTACATGAGATTTTTTACACTAGTAGAGCTCACTCTTTTTCTAGTACGAATCTAAGGAATAAGATATATGAAAGCAGTTCTTAGTAACAGAATATACATGAGTGTAAACAAAGATTTACACAATTCTATCGAAAAAGAACTTACTTATAGTATTCCTCCTCGTATACCTACAGACCCACCTTTAGTATTTAAAACGATACGATTTATAAAAGAAGGTTTGATATCCATACCTATCGGAAGAATGGATTTAATCCCAGACGATTACGAAATAATCGATAAGAGGGTTAATATGCCTGTAGAACATGAAAAATTTAAGTTTGATTTACGACCAAGCCAAAAGAGGGTACATGACGAGATACAAGACAATGCTATAGTTAACGCATGGGTAAGTTGGGGAAAGACATTTACAGGTTTAGCTATCGCAGCGAAGCTAGGTCAGAAGACATTAGTTGTTACCCATACAACTAATTTAAGAAATCAGTGGGAAAAAGAAGTACAAAAATGCTTTGGAATACAGGCAGGCAGAATAGGTAGTGGACAGTTTAATGTAAAAGCACCTATCGTTGTCGGGAATATACAGAGTTTGTACCGAAAAATGGACGACATAAAACAAGAGTTTGGAACATTGATACTAGATGAAATGCATCACGTTAGTAGTCCTACTTTTACTCGTATTGTAGACGAAATGCCTACAAGATATAAGATAGGGCTAACGGGAACTTTGGAAAGAAAAGATGGACGTCATGTAGTTTTTAGAGACTATTTTGGGCATAATGTTATGAAACCACCCAAAGAAAACTATCTTATACCAGAGGTACATATTATAAAATCGGACATAAGATTTTTAGATGGTGCGTATACTCCTTGGGCAGAACGCATAAATCACTTAGCATATAACGAAGAATATGTACATAGTGTTGCAATGATAGCTGCAAAGTATGCTGCTCTAGGACATAAGGTATTAGTAGTGTCTGACAGAGTTGCATTTCTAAAAGCATGTGCTAGATTAGTTGGCGATAATGCAGTATCAGTTACAGGGGATATGGATTTTATAGAAAGAGAAAAAACTATGGAACAAATAAAACGAGATAAAAATATACTATTTGGTACACAGTCAATATTTTCAGAAGGTATATCACTCAATGACTTGAGTTGTTTAGTGTTAGGTACACCAGTTAACAATGAACCTTTACTAACACAGTTAATTGGTAGAGTTATTCGTGAAAAAGAAGGAAAAGAAAAACCAGTAGTGGTTGATATACATTTAAAAGGAAAAACAGCAGCTCGACAAGCAAATGCTAGAATGGGTTACTACTTAAAACAGGATTATGAGGTAAAAGTATTATGAGTGAAATACAATTAGATTTAGACGCAATGAGACAGAATAAAATTATGGTTGCTACTCCAATGTATGGAGGTATGTGCCATGGTTTATACACAAGAGCTTTGATGGAAAGTTGTGGAGTAATGCAACAATATGGCATTGGTGCACAGCTATATTACATTTTTAATGAAAGTCTAATAACTAGGGCAAGAAATTATTGTGTTGCTAATTTTTTAAAAAGTGATTGTACACATTTGCTTTTTATAGATAGTGATATTGGATGGAAGTCTATGGATTTAATGTATATGTTACATTTAGTAGCAATTTATCCTAAAAAGTATAGAATAATGTGTGGTTTGTATCCAAAGAAAACTATTGCATGGGAAAAGATAATCCGTGCAGCTAAAAGTGGTCAGTTTGATGATAACCCTTGGGAGTTAGAATTAGTTGGAGGAGATATGGCATTTAATCCATGTCCTAAAACTTATCCTAATGGACAAGCTCCTGTATTTGACCCTATAAAAGTCAAAGAAGGGGCAACTGGATTTATGCTTATAGAAAGAGAAGTATTTACAGAATATGCAGAAGCACACCCTGAGTTATTATATACTCCTGACCATGTTAGGGAAGGAGAGTTTGCACCAGGCGAACAAATAACTGCTTTCTTTGATTGCATAATTAATAAAGAAAATAGATATCTTTCTGAAGATTATATGTTTTCAGAGTATGTTCGTGAGTTAGGTATTGATATTTGGGCATTACCTTTCATTGACTTAATGCATTGTGGTTCACATATATACAGAGGAAGTCTTGTGAAGATGGCAGAAAGCGAAGTGCATGCTACAATCTCACCAGATGATATGGGTAAAATGCAGGGTCGTCCCAATGACTTAAGACACGACAAAAATAGTTCTTGACACGAGTTCAAAAATTTGTTATAATATGTTACTGTTTGATTGGAATAAGATAATGAAAATAAGCAAAGGAAATGTTGCTGATATAGTAACTATCCTTCGTATTATAACTTACAAGATTAAACCAAAAAATTACCATGATAAGACTTTTAAGTTTTATCAGTATCGATTCGGTGGAAAATCGTATCTCTTAAATCCAAAAGAGTTACTTGAAGCTGGTCGAGCATTGAGTGATAAAGAAGTTGTAGAGTATGCAGGTGTCGCATCATTCCGCAATTATCACAACTATGTAAATACAAAAGACACCACATTAGACCTTCTGGAATGTCCAGTTTCAGAGGAAATTATAAATAATAACAGACTGCTCGAAATAAGAGATGGAAGGATACACTTTTATTACGAGGAGACATTAGGAGAATAAAAATGGCAATTGGATTCAACCAAACCAAGGGCTCAGCCCAAAAATCAAAAATTGAAACTTATAACTATGCAGGTAAAGAAGACCATCATGTAAGACTTGTTGGTGACTTATTACCTAGATATGTATACTGGATTAAAGGTGAAAACGGAAAAAATATTCCTATGGAGTGTTTATCTTTTGATAGAAACTCAGAAACCTTTAATAACTTAGAACATGACCATGTTCGTGACTTTTACCCTGACTTAAAATGTGGATGGTCTTATGCCGTTCAGTGTATTGACTACGCCGATAAATCAGTAAAAGTTCTTAATCTAAAAAGAAAACTATTCGACCAAGTAATAGTAGCTATGGAAGAGTTGGGTGACCCAACAGACCCAGTCACAGGATATGATATCCATTTTAAAAGAAAAAAGACTGGCCCACAGGTATTTAATGTCGAGTATCAATTACAAGTTCTAAAATGTAAACCAAGAGAACTTGAAGATTGGGAAAAAGAATTAACTGCAGACCTTAAGTCTATGGATGAAATTCTTGTTAGACCAACAGCAGACGCACAACTAGAGTTATTAAGAAGAATTAATGACCAAGGCGGCGAAACGCCTGATGAAGTATCAGAGGAGTTTGATGTATCATGATTGGAGTAGGAGAGAAGTTTCCTGCATTTAAATTGCAGGGTGTCAATAAAGACAACGAGTTTGTAGAAGTTTCAGTTACTGAACACTATGACCCGTTAAAGCACGATTATACAGTAAT